AACGAATCCTCGCGGTGGTGTGGTGGTGTGGGGCCAGAAGACGCTTCAGGTCGCCGCCTCGGCACTCGACAGGGTCAACGTCCGCCGCCTCCTCATCGACATCCGTCGTCAGGTCCGTGAGATCGCACAGACGATCCTCTTCGAACCAAACCGTGAGGCGACACTCGCCCGTTTCGCTGCGGCGGTCACACCACGTCTTCAGAGGATCCAGCAGCTCAGTGGCCTTGAGAGATTCAAGGTGGTCATCGACTCCTCGACAACGACGCAAACTGACATTGAAAATAACACGATACGTGGTAAGATATTCGTACAGCCCACCAAGAGCATCGAGTTCGTCTCGCTTGACTTCGTGGTCGCCAACAACCTTGCCCAAGTACAGTGAGATTTAAATGAGAATAACACGCCAACAGCTAACAGACCTCATTAACGAAGAGATTTCCTCCGCCCTCCTGGAACGTCAGAACAGGCGTCTCCTGGAGGCGGCGGTTCCTGGTATGTCGCACACCTCCGCATATGACATGGTGGAGTTCGCAAAGGCATACATGGAGCTTCCTCGCGATTTGAGAAAAGTCCTTGACTTCGTCATGGAAGGTAGGGGAGAAAACGTGACTCTGGAGGAGGTGCAGGACCTGCACGACATCCTCACGGGTTACAATTCAGAACTCGACGATTACTTGAAGGAAGCACTCGCCGCGGCGCAGGTGTACTACGACGAGGAAGATGAAGACGACGGCACTTGGGCCGCCGCAGTTCGAGCCAACCGCTGAATTAAATCAGCAAAATAATGAAGAGGGACAGGATGAGAGATTCCTGTCCTTTTTTCATAGGTTCATCTCGTACACGACATTCTCACAACCCCATATCTTGACGACCCCCGCCGCTTCGGCCACATCGGCTTCCGTCAGACCGTTCTTAGAGTCGGCTCGATACTTGAATCGATTGAATCGATTGTCGAAGTCCGTCCACCAAAAACGAGGAGGAGTCCTACTGACTTCCTTGAAACCGGCCGCCACGTAACCCACTCCGGAGCCTCCGTGTCGAGTGTCGACGTACGTCATTAATTTTGTGTGGCCTTTGTCTCTGCACCACGAGGCAGCTACCGCGACGAGTCTGCTTAATCCACCTGGGACGTTGTGATGTTTCTTTGGGCAGCACCTCGCGACCTCCATCACACCTTCCTTCTTGTGGAAAGGTCTCCTCACAGAGAGGGCATATACGATCTTATCTCCACAGAAGAGTCCCCAAGCCGCGGTGGATGCCACATCTCCATCTATGTGGTTTTCCTCGAAGAAGGAGCTTCTTTCCGAAGACGTCAGCTCTCGAATGTCACACTTTCTCGCGCCAATCTTTGTTGAAGACATTCCCAGGCGCGACGCAATCATTGACTTGATGATGTCCGGCTTGTCCCTCCACTCGTCCTCAAACACGTGGATGAGCTTTATCCCCTCCTTGGACGCCGATATCGACTTGTTAGAGTGGTAATTGGAAGACCGTCCCGTGTGGGAGTGCCAGTAGAGACCGTTGTACTCCACCGCCACCCTCTTCACCTCCGCGTGAATGTCGAGTTCGAGTCCACCCGGCAATACCGACCTGTCATTTCGCTTCACTTCGACTCCGAGGCTCTCGATCCATTTGGCGACCATCTCCTGCGCCAATGATCCTCCCGGTGAACACTTGAAGCAACGACCATACTGAAGGGACCTCAGCGACCCGAAGAACGTCTCACTGCATCCGATGCACTGGACCTGTATCACCTTCTGTGCGTCGTTGACGTAGCTCTCGAGTCCTCCGACTACTTTCAACTTTCCCCGCGCCTCCACCCGAGACTTTATCTCGTCGGTCGGCAGTCTCTTCATCTTGTCGAGTCGCTTCCTGATGTTCTCCTGTCGCATCACCAAGGAGACGTTCGTCGCCATGGTCGCCACCCTCTCGTCCGTCTCCTTCGTCCGTCCCTTGGCCCACGGCACCGCATCCCCCGCTGCGTATTTCTCCTTGAGGTCGGCGGCCGCTTCGGCCACCCGCTCGTCTGTCTCTGCGGTGAGTCCCTTGTTCCAAGCGACGATGGAGCCCTCCTCGAAGGCAGCCTTCCTTCCGACCGCAGTCGCCTCACCCCTCCTCCTGACGCGTTCGTCTGTCTCCTTTGTCCGTCCCTTGGCCCACGACTCTTTACCCTTGAGCGCCTGGGACCTCGCCGCTGATATCCTCTCCGCCTCTTCGGGACTGCACACAGCGTAGATGGAGCCGTTGTGACCGTTGATGACCTTGGAGTAACCGTTCCGCCATCCGTTCCACTTGGTCTCCGCTCCACACCCGCAGGCACATTTGACGGGACCACCGTTGAGTTCGTCCCACATTTCCTTCGACGATTTCCCGTGTTTCTCCTGTAGGTGTCCCTCGAAGGCCGTCAGCCTCTTGCCGCTGAAACCACCACACAGGGGACACACGACGGCCTCCAACTCTCTTCCTTCAATGGCACCCATCTGTTCTTGCTCCTCGGCCTGAATTATAGTGATCGATCAAAAAAAAGTAAAAAAAGAAAATCATCTATAATTAAATCTGTCCTGATCATGGGAGAAATAGGAGAAATAACATGGCCGCTGAGACACTTGACGTAACATCGATGATTCCTGCAAAATTCGAACCAAAGCGTAAAAACAGATGGGTGCTGATGATTGAGGGCATCGACGCCTACATCATCAAGACGACAGCACGTCCGTCGATCACAACGGAAGAGGTCGAAGTCCCCTTCATCAACTCACGTCGCTACCTCGCAGGTAAGACGACCTTCGGCACCATGGCGGTCACCCTCCACGATCCGATCGCTCCTTCCGGTGCCCAGCAGGTCATGGAGTGGGTCCGCACTCACTTCGAGTCTGTCTCAGGTCGCAGTGGTTATGCTGACTTCTACAAGCGTGACATCCAGCTCAAGATGCTCGATCCCGTTGGAACTGTGGTCGAACTCTGGGACATCAAGGGTGCATTCATCACGGAAGCCAACTTCGGTGAGGTGACGTATGAAGACGGTGGTCCTGCTGAGATCACACTGACACTTCGCTTCGACAACTGCGTACTTCAGTTTTGATGCTTACATTCGACAACTGAGTCTTATAAAAAGACGACGTAAGAGAGGCTGCTTCGGCGGCCTTTTCTTTTATGCTATGCGTCTTTCTACCGAATCTTATACATCGACAATGACACTAAGCACTGTATCTGGATTTTGTCGCGTTGTAGTTGGTAGACACGTCAGACGCACTAAGGCCAGAGGTGTAGAAGTAGCACGCTCCAATCTTGCCATCGAGGTAAGCGGAACCTATTCCGCTTCCGATAAATCCCAGGTATAATGGATTCGTTTCTCCGTAGGTGTCTGATCCGTGAGCCGTAGTGATGTATTCCGTCTCGTTGATGTAGACCTTGGTCGTATTGGAGACAGAAGTTATTCTGGAGATGAATGTGAACAGGTACCACGTTCCTGTAGTTACCGTGAGTGTGGAATTAGAAACTCTTTGTGTCGCTGCGCCGTTCGTCACGCACCTTACGACTCCACCGTTCGAGAAGAGACCGGCCCAATAACCGTCGAACCCGAATCCTGATGACAGCTTTCCAAGCACGGGAATTTGAGCGTTAAGAGCAGGAAGAGTGTCGAACTTGACCCACACCTGTATCGTCCTCGACGTCGACGTGTCGAGGGACAAATTTGAGACGTGAGGTATCATGATGTTGTCGTTCGAACCGTCCAAGTCGAACTGTCCACTGTTTGTGTTCGACCACGTCGCACCGTTTATAGTTGCGTCATTATTGTTATCTGTTAGATCATACCACGTGGTTCCCGATCCGGGATACGACACCGAATTGGAGGCGTCCAAGTGGACAAATAGATTTGAAGTTATGATGTCAGAAGGTGGAGACGGAGGCTCAGGGGACGTTTGTATCGAATGGAATCCTGAATTGAAACCATCAGTTCCAAGGTTCGTTGAAAATCCACCTCCAAAACCTTGAGAAGTACTCATGGTGCCGTCGACAGTATCTCCATGACGGGATAGTAGTTGGTGTTTGCGGCATCCGTTGGATCTGGATAGACCTGCGTGGATGTAGGTATGGGAATCAATGAGGTATGGAATACAGCCAAACCCATCTGCGTGCTAATTGCTCTGTACACCACTGTGTATGTTCCTGCTGTCAAAGTCACTGCGGACGCATCATAGACTGTATAGATGTCGTACTCCGTCCTGTTCGTGTTGACTGTCATGGGGTTGACAACTGCAGTCCTGACTGCGCTTCTAACTTTTGAGTTTGTCGCGAAAGTCTTCGTTGACAGTGCACCTCCATTTATAGACCCACCACTCTTCACTGTCAGCACCACATCAAAGTCGTCAAAAGTCACAGTCGTCCAGTTACCTAACGGCTCTGGCGTTCTAACGAACTTGAAACCTTGTACTGTTACAGTCGAATCTACTTTCAACACCATCGTGCGTGTAAGATTACTGCGTGTGACAAATGCCAAGAAACCAGGCGAACCAGCTGTTGCTGGGTTGCTGTGAAGAGCTCTCACGCCATCTGTGATGTAGGTGTCCAAATTGGTGAACAGTGCGCCTGGTGTCGCTATCCCACCTCCGCCTCCACCGCCTTGCCCAGAAGACCTACGCTTCGAGAAACCCTGGTTGAAACCAGACCCACCAAAGTCACTGGAGAAGCCTGAATCAAAACCGCTTCCCAACCCCATGAATCAACCCACGCCTTGGAAACCGTTCGATCCAGTTATTGGTGTAATCATCTTTGATGGTATGAAAGTCAATCCAGCGACAAGCGTGAAGGTGGAAGAGGCTCCGGCACTGCCTGATATAAAGATTCTGTCTGTTCGAAGTTCTCCCGAGAAAGAATCAGAGCCGCTGAGAATGAAATAATTTGAGTTGGCAGTCGTTAGACCAGCTCTCGTGAATGAGATGGATATGACATTTGAAGATGCGCTTGTGTTCTTCAACGTGATGAATCTTGTGATCTGTGGAAAAACCAACTCTCTTGTTGCACCCAGGGATACCGTAGAGGAAGTCACATAGGGTGTCGCAGAAATCTGATATGCCGAAACGTATCCTTCACCTTGTACGGGATGATTCAATGCCATGGAGTGTCGCCTTGTTTGTTCATTAAGTATTCTCTTCTCATAAAATTCTATAGTAAATGCTCAATCGCAAATATAGGTCGAGTTTTTTGGTTGTCTTTATTTACGTCCTGCATCCCTTTGTTTATCATTAGATGCAGGAGAAAGTACCAATATGTCAGACGATAGAGAGCAGAAGAACGCAATCTTTGCACAGCAGGGTCCCGCAGGAGTCGATCCACGTATGCCGAGAGTCTCCCAGGCAGACAAGGTCAAGGCCGACTTCGGTCTTGAGATTCCTCATGAGGTCGTTCCACTGCCCTCCAATGGTAAGGTATACCCCCAGGACTCTTCACTCTATGGTGCAGAACTCGTTGAGATCAAGGCGATGACTGCCAAGGAAGAAGACATCCTCACCTCCCGCGCTCTTCTGAAGAAGGGAACTGTCATCACGGAGCTCATTCGGTCCTGTATGACAGATCGTTCCATCAATCCTCTCGACCTTCTGTCAGGTGACAGGAATGCACTCATGGTTGCAATCCGCGTCACAGGTTATGGTCCTGAGTACGATGTGGAGATGGAGTGTCCTGAGTGCAGTGTCAAGTCTCCTCACTCGTTCAACTTAGGTGCTCTTCCAATCAAGAGGCTCGACATCGAACCTGTAGTTCCAGGTGCGAATCTCTTCGAATTCAGACTGCCCATGAGCGGTAAGGTCGTCAAGTTCAAGTTCATGACAGGTCGTGATGAGGAAGAGATCGTTGCCCTCAGCGAGAAGCAGAAGAAGTTGGGTCTCCCAACGGATGCCACGGTCACCACCAATCTCCTCTTTGCCATCCAGTCCGTCGATGGCATCGACGATCGTTCCAAGGTCGCCAACTTCGTCAAGTCCATGCCAGCACGGGACTCCCTCGCCTTGAGAAACTACATCCAGGACCATGAGCCAGGTCTCATCATGAAGCAAGAGACGTCTTGCAACGCCTGCGGCCACTCCGAGGAGGTGACCATGCCACTCGGCGTCACGTTTCTTTGGCCTTCGGCCGGAAGATAGAGAACCTCTTATAATGGAACCTGCGTTCCTCCTGATGTATTATGGAGGATTCACTTGGAGCGAAACGCAAGTTCTTCCCGTCTCCTATAAGAGATGGTTCATCGAGAGGATCAACAGAGAGTTGACTCGGACGTCGGAGTCCGGAAACACTCAGAGCAGAGCACTACACCAGAACTCACCTGATGTCAGGGCGTTGCAAGGAAAGGCGAGGGATTCGTCTCCATCGAGATTGCGTAGATTCACGTAATTTCTGAGTATCTTTTTTGCTTCGTCCTTATTTAGTTTTTGACGAAGAGGATAGCACATGGAGTCTGACGATAAACTCGATGATTTGAATGAAGGTTACTATCTCAATCTGACAGGTAAGCTGTTGTTGGCTTCACTTGGTGCATGGTTGGTTGGCAAGGTCGTCAACACTAAGATCAGGGGTAATCAAGACGAGATGTCCGCGGTCGCTAATGCTCTGATGGCCTCCCGCAGGTTTCAGGACGAGCTACACCGACCAGGAGCTACAGTACAGTCAGTCATCGACAAACTGAGAATCAAGCAGATGTCTGCCTCTGAGTTTGAAAGAGTTCTTGGCGTCAAGTGGCCTCTCTGATCTGAGGGATAGATGGCCGACGGTAAGGGAATAGATCCAAAGACAGCTGAGGAGCTAGCGAAGGCCACTCAGGCGGTCCGTGCTGCCGCAGTCGAAACGACCAAGGCATTTGAGGAACAACTCAAGATAGTGACTCAATTACGTGACGCCATGTCACAACTGGCAGACTCTACCAAGTCAATGGGCGAGTCTGATCAAGGCGGACTCATGAGTCCTTCCAAGTGGCAGGAGGTCACGAAACAGATAGAGAAGACTCGTACGGCTGCCAAGTCGTCTTCCGATGTCATGACGAAACTTGGTAAGGTGATGAAGTCCGACCTCACCAAGGCTGCCACGACAGCGGCAGGAGCAATCACGGGCCTTGGACAAGGTTTCAGGAATCTGTTCGCGGTGATGAAGGCCGGCGCCGGCATATTCAAGGGCATCACAGGTGCCGCTTTTGGTTTGGGCAAAGCCCTGCTCTCGGTTCCCTTTAAGATATCAAGCGCGCTTCAGAACATGGCTGCCAAAGGTGGTGGAGGCAATGAGTTAATTGCGCAGTTAGAAGAAATTAGAGATAATTTCGGAAGTCTTAAATCAGACTCTTCACAGGCGATCATTCAGACGGCCAACAACATGATGACGATGAATCAGACGGGAGTCGATTCATACAGGATATTTGGTAACACGGCCGAGCGATTGAAGCTGGTGACAGAACTCGCCAACGGCATGGGTGCCTCATTCCAGTCATTTCAAGATGAAATAGTCCAAAATGGCACTGCCATCATTTCGTATCAGAAGGGCCTCGGTCTCACGAACGAGCAGATGGGTACTCTCGCATCCAACGCGATGAGGATGGGCAAGGGAATCGCTCAGGTGCAGAACGAGATGACGAAGCAGGCCGTTGGAATGTCCAAGGCTTTTGGTGTCAATGCCAAGGTCATCTCCAAGGACATGGGCAAGGCCATGGCTGACCTCGCGCACTTCGGTCACCTTTCGACGAAGGAGATGGCGGTCGCCGCCACCTTCGCCAACAAGTTGGGTGTCTCAGTCGACAAACTGACGAGCGTCATGGACGCCACATCCACCTTCGATCAGGCGGCTGAAGGTATGTCGAAGTTGAATGAGCAGTTCGGTACCAACATCGACGCCACGGCCATCATGTCGGCGCAGAACCCGGCTGAGAAGGTCGAGATCCTCAGGAAGGAATTCGCGAAGACGGGCAAGTCTCTCGAGAGTATGACGTACCAAGAGAGAATGCTCATCAAGCAGAGCTCTGGTCTCTCGGATGAGATGATGAACGCCGCCTTCTCCGCCAAGAACGCCGGTGTTTCACTCGACGCCATCCAACGTCAAGGTTCCAAGAACGAGAAGAAGACGTTGTCTCAGGCAGACGCCATGCACGAATTGGCGGACTCAATCAAGCGTCTCACGCCTTCCGGTGATGTTGGTTCAGGCTCCATATTCGATCGCTTCATTGAAGGATTCGGTCGAGGAATAATGGGCTCAAAAGAGTTCGTTAAGATAATGAACAATATTCGCCAGATATTCAGGATGGCCACGATGGAAGGCGTCAAGCTTGGAAGGATGTTTGTCGACCTCTTCCCGGGCGTTAAGGACATTCTCGGCGGACTCGGTGACCTCTTCAATCCTGCGAGGTTCAAGAGGATGTTCGACGGCGTCTTAAAGGCTTTCAAAAGCTTCGGCGACTCCGGCTCCAAGGACGTCAGCAAGCTGATGGACGACATCCAGAAAAACTTCTTCAACTTCTTTAATGAAGGTGAAGGACCTGGAAAGAAGGTCCTCGCAGGATTCGGCAAGTTCTTTGAAGCCATCGGCATCATCTTTGGCAAGTTGACAGAGTGGCTTGTCAAGAAGATGGCGAAGGGTGTCGCTGCCATCACCGAATTCATCAAGAACCCACAGATACCAAAGGTGGCCGGTGGCCCTGGTGGTTCAAAGATCATGGAGGCGTTCTCGGGTGTCCTCGACGCCTTCAAGTTCCAACTGCTTCCTGAGTTGAAGAAGCTAGGTAAGTTGCTGTGGGAAAATTTCGTGTCCTTCTTTAAAGAGACAGTCATTGGTTCCACGGCAGGTAAGATTGCAATCGGAGGTGCAATCGCCACAGTGTTGGCACCCGCAATTGCCGGGGCCGTCGGCGGAGCGGGAGCTGGAAGCTTGCTGAAGAAGGCCGGTGGTTCTTTGTTAGGTAAGGCGGCAGGTTCTGTATCAGAAGCGGCAGGTGCCGCAGGTGCCGCAGGTGCCGCAGGTGAAGTTGCAGGTGCAGCCGGCGCGATGGGTACAGGTGCGACTTTTGTAGGCAAAGCCACAGAGGCAATGGGTAGTGTAATTCCCAATAAAGAAGTCGTCGAAAAGATGAAAACTGCCAGCGAGACGAAGATTGATTTCAAAGGTCTCAAAGATTTTTTGAAAAATCTAGCGTTGGTGATGACTGTTGGTATGGGGGCAATGCTCGTTGCGATCGGCGCGATAAAGGCATTCAACATTGGCGTCGCAGACATAGGCAAGGCTTCTTTGCTGCTTTTGGCAATGGTGCCGCCAATGGCCGCCGCTGGCCTCTTAGTCATTGAAGCAAATAAGATTGCACCAATGGTGAAGAGTGGTTTAAAAGAAACTCTTGCTGGATTGGCAGCAATGGGATTGGTCCTCGTAGCGCTTGGTCTGGCAGGAGCTGCTATGGGTGCATTGACGAAGAAAATTGGTGTTCAGGAGATGCTCGCCGGCGCTGAGGTTCTCAATACCATGTCAAGCGTCTTCATGAAGACTGGTCTTATCATAGCTGAGGCAGCTGCGATAGGTGCAGGCATCATAATGTCTGCTGGAACAGGCGCAATTGCCATCGTCACAGGTATGGCCACCATGGCCACGGCGGTGGGTGTAATGGCCGACTCCGCGGTGAGCGTGTATAGGTCACTTGCAGGTCTTCAAGGAAATCCTGCAGAGATGAAGATGAAATCCGAGGCATTCGCATCGATCCTTGGCTCTATATCCAACATGGCCAATATCATAAAGGACATCATTAAAGAGATGAACGCCGGCATCATCGACACACTCTTCGGTGACAGCACCACCAAGAAGATTGAAAAGATGAGCAAGTTTGTAAAGATCCTGTTGAATGGTGAAGATGGCAAGGGAGGCATTCAGGGCATTGTCACCACGATAATGAAGGGAATGGTTGGAGGAATAGGTAACCTCAGCGACTCTCAATTGGCTGCATTTCCCTCTGTCGCCAACGTTTTCAAGGTGGTGGTCGACCTCATCAGCACTATAGCCACTGCGGCCAAGGGCGGAGGCGGAATTGGTAACGTTGACATTAAAAACAACAAAGGCGTCATAAACGTCATCAATCAGGCACCGAATGTCTCAGAATTAATTTCCAGCCTATCTGAATCAATGCCCAAGATATTCGATGGAATCGTGCAATTGACGAATAAGATACCAGCCGACAAGGGTTTTGCCAAGAAGCTTGAGACCGTCGGCGCAATCTTTGATGTCTTCTCCAAGATGACGAGTACCATCGGAAGAGCCACAGAAACTTCAGATTGGAAAGAGTCTGCCAAGTACGCAGAACCAGGCACAAATTACGGACCTATCCAAGAGATGGGTCGTCAGATGGGTTTCATCTACAACGTATTACAGTTGTTGAATGGTGAAAAGATATTGTCCGACTGGACACCTGGTCTTAATGATATGACTTCAATTATCGGCAAACTTAAAGTACCTAATGAAGCAGGTTTCAAATCGAAGCTTGGTGGAATAGGAACTCTATTCGAAACGATAGGAAAAATAACGAAGTCCATCGGCGGAGGCACTGCCAATGTTAGTGATGTGAGGCAAGGTGAAGGCCCAATTCAAGCTTTCGCACGGCAGATTGGATTCTTATACAATGTACTCCAGGTGCTTTCAGGTCAAAACATTGGAGTCACCGGCGGTGTTTCGCTAAAGCAGATTTCCGATGTCATGAAGCAAATAACGATCGATCAGGCCATCTTTGGTAAGGCGAACGAGCTCGTCCTCGTCTCTAACAAGATAACTGCTCTCTCCGCTTCAATGACGAACATTTCCTCCAAGATGGGTGATATCAAATCTGCCTATGACAAGATGGCCGGCAATGTCTTTGCCGTCAATAAAGAAGGAATCACGAAAAACATCCAAGCCATCCAAGAAATGGTCGCCCAGACCCAGGAGATGGACAAGGCCCTGTCGACACTTCCAAACATCGACATGAAGGCGAAGCTCACCGCCATCGCCAAGGGCATGGGTCTCGGTGGAAAGAACGTCTACACGGTTGACGGTAAGGACGTCATCATCAACGTCACACTCACCGTCACGATGGAGGCCGGTGAGGTGGAGAACGTCATCATCGGCAGGAAGGAATCCATCATTCGTGACAGAATCAACTTCGCCCTCGACAGAGGCGCAAAGGGCGATGCCAACTTGAAGAACGCACTCATCAAACCCAACAAGGCGTCCAACTCGACAATGTACGGTTCCGGCATTGCAAACTCCGGTGGATGATGTAGATTCCACTTGAGGTGAGCATGAAGAAAGACGACTATCTCAAGACGCTGCGACACGACGAAGTTTTCAAGGAAGTATTGTCACGTGCCACATCAGAAACAGAACGCCGGGCGATCAAGGCATACACAGAAGATTTCATAGTAAATTTCTACAACACACTCATAGAACCACTCAACAAGGCCATGGAAAAGGATCCTGACTTGTTAAAGAAAGTGTATGCAGAAATCGAAAATGAACTAATTAACAGTGGAAGTTTAGAAAACGATTCGAATGCCGCCGATCAACAACAATCAACCACCACCGACAACGACGCCGGGCCAAGGTCTTGACACAGGCACCGGAGGTTTTCCCATCGACGGAAAGAGGAACGCCTACGACGTAGGTTCTGACGTAGGTGATGAGCTACCACTGCCTGAGTGGTCATCAGGTCAGGTGAAAGTGGACAATGCACCACAGGACTTGTCTGACGGAACAAAGCGTACTTTAGCCTCGTATTTGAGCAAGACTACTCTTGGCGAAACTGCGTCTTCACCAACTTCTGTCAAGAATTCGTATCCTGTCACGCATAATCCTTCGGATCAACCCGATCCTGTATCTCTCAAGGATCCTGCAGGATACCCAACAAATCCGTCTGCAAGTTCCAACAGCACAAAATACGTCGCCGCCAACACTCTCTCCAGCAGGTCAGACGCGGCCACGAGCCTCAAGATGTTGAGGGGTCGACAGCTGCCAAATGGCGAGTCAAAGGTCGACGGTCATGAACTTTTAAGGCAGGCAGCACAAGAGAAACCGGGTCGCCCCCAGAATCCTTCGGCGGTCGACGGAACATTACCGAAGATCGAGACGACGAGGTTAAACGAAAATAGTCCAATTAAGAACTATAGTAACGCCGTCATTTTTAATCGATTTAATCCTGAGGGTAACCAGTATGAGCAGACAGGTGCTGGGCTCACAGCCTTCCAGTTTGCATCCAAGTATGAGATGGGCACGAGCACTGCTGACAGGGACATGTCGTATGGTCGACTTGCGCAGATCGGTAATGCCCTGTCGATTAGGGCAGGCCTTGAACTGACGTCGACGCAGGAGGGCAACAATCCTTCGGGACCCGGAGCAGACGCTGCCGCATTGTTACCAGGCGCTGCGCAGCTTGGAATCTCAAGGATCGACAGAAATACTCTGACCGCACAGAGCGTCCTTGATGATGGTCTCTTCGACAGCATCGACACGGACCTCCTCACGGACCCGGCAGGCCTGTCTTGGGGAACGATGAACAACGTTCTTGATCAATATGCAGGTGTGTCCAACTTTGGAATGCAATTACTTTCGGTAGCATTAGTAGTCGCTCTTGGAGTTGTGTTGGCGTTGTTCATGAAGCTATTCTCCTTTGGAGGGACTTCTGAATACGAAACTGTTGATGAACAACAACGTCTGCCTTATGGCGCATCAAGATATGATAAGCAAAGATCATCAGGTCCTGGTGTCACCGAAATAGTAAAACTGGTCACAGGCCAAGTTAGTGTATGGAGACTATTGGGAATTTCTCCAACTAGCGTGAAATTTGAAAAGTGTTTATCATCAGGTGCTTTGCAATTTTTTGCAATTGATTCTCAGGCCGATACAGCGAGTGAATTAGCTGCGACGGTCGCAGTCGACGGACTGATACCTGCGTCACAAAATCCTGGTTTTTATTCTGTTATGGCAAGAAGCTTTAATAGGTCTTTTTTACTCTTGTCTGACTATTTCGTTGCCCTTGCAAAAGCTTTTGGCTCCGGTGCAGTCGCAGGTGTCAGGCAGGCGTTTTCAATAATTGATGTCATTAGGTCTTCAAGATTCATTAAATTCATCGACACGTTTGGACAATTAGGAGATTTAAAACTCGGCTCCAATGCGAGCACAATAGACGACACATCAAAAGGCCCAGGTAAAAGATTCATTACGAAAATAGATCGAGCACCTGATAGATCTGCAGGAAAAGGTCGTCTAAATAATTCAGGACTTTTTCAATCAAAGTCAGCGTTCACGGCCCTTGATTTGCTCATCATGCCTTCAAACATAGTGGGTCTAAATTCAAAAGCGCTACAAATTCCAAATTACAAGTCTAATTTGACGGAACCTAATTATCGCACGATATCTGATGGAAGAATTTCGACTGAAACTCGTGAACAATTGGAGGACATATTAGAAGGCGAATATGTTCCATTTTACATTCATGATGTTAGAACGAATGAAATACTGAGTTTTCATGCATTTTTAACATCACTTACGGATGATTATTCAGCTTCCTATGATGCCTCTGAGGCTTTTGGCAGAGTAGAACCAATAAAAACATACAAGGGCACGGCTAGGAAAATAGGTTTTTCCTTCATCCTTGCCGCGTCATCATCAGACGACTTTGATGTCATGTGGACGAAGATTAACAAACTAACGACCATGGTCTATCCTCAGTTTTCTGAAGGAAGAAAACTTGTTAGTTCAGATGGAAAAAATGCGCTTTACGCACCTTTCAGCCAGACGATGACTGCGTCACCCATGGTCAGGGTCAGAATAGGTGATTTGATAAAATCAAATTATTCTAAATTCAACCTTGCGAGATTGTTTGGTTTCTTCTACGAAGATTCAAAAATAAGCAATTATACTCCTGATAATAAACCTCCAACATTGACTCAAGAAAGCGCCATGAAAAAATCCATGGTTGCTGGTAACACTTTCCGTTTAAAGACTGGCATAAAAATGGGCAATGAGGTTGAAGGTAAACTGCCAATACCATCTGCCACGGAACAGCAAACAAAAACCGACCCCAATTTAGAGTTGCCAGATCATCTTGTTTTAAAGATAAAATCAGTTACAAAAGGTAACCCTATAAACGGCGATGATGATTATTATGACTGTGTCGTTGAAGTGGGTAAAGATGCTGACGGACCGCAAACCCAAGAAGATATTAATAATCTAAATCAATACCTTGGTGGCACCTCTTCTACAAGAGGCATCATAGGCAGAGTTTATAATTTTCATGCAAGTAGTCTGGAACCGACAACAGAAACTAAAAACAAAATATCAGCATTAATCGATAGTTCAAGACCTTCTGCTGGAGCCGAGAATTCATCATACAAAGAGCAAGTTGAAAACTTCATGTCTGATGAAGATACCGCAGATAAGGGTAATGCGATTTCAAAATCTTTTAGAACCGTAGGGGGCAAAGGCCTACCTGGATTTATAGAATCACTTGCATTCGATTGGTACGACAGGGTAACGTGGACTACAAATGAAGGTGAAGGTAGGAAAGCACCAAAGATGTGTAAGGTAACGATCTCCTTCTCACCATTCCATGACATTACGCCAGGTCTTGACCACAAAGGTTTCAATCGAGCTCCTGTGTATCCTGTTGGCCCTTTTGCTTCTAGGAAGGTGTGAGCATGGCAAACAGCAGATACCTTAGAGATCCTCGTATCAATCTTGGCCGTCAACTTGGCACTGCCAATTCAACGCTGCGTTTGAAGAACGCGATTCGTGACGGCATAATACCCATCGTAAATCAGGTGATAGCCACCGGTGACGACCGTCTCGATACTCTTGCAGGAACCTTTTATGGTGACGGTAGATATTGGTGGATCCTCGCCGCGGCGAGCGGCATTGGGTGGGGCATGCAGGTACCTCCCGGCACCGTCATCAGCATAGTCAATTTGGAAGACGCTTTAACTGTTGTCAGGTGACATGGACTTCAAGAACCTCGAAAGCATATACAAGTATCTCAAGCCGGCCGACCTCATGGGAACTCTGAAGCTACAGAATCCCACAAATCCGGAGGATATTCACGACTTGTTCACCAGGATGATACTGAGCGCTGAAGGCGTCATGTACACCTATGAAACAATAAAGGGTAACATAGACAATCATTTCAACACAAAAGAAAGATCTGATGAAAAGAAAAAGTTTGGTAAGTCAGTCCACGTAATTGGAAAAGAAGCTTTCAAACTGGACGATGAAAAATACTGGGAAGCATACAACACCGGAAAAAAAGTTGGTGTGGCTTCCATGAAAGATCTCATTCCATTATTGGCTGACACTTCTGATCCTGCGACCGCTGATTTTCAAGCGACAGCGATGACCGTTCGAAGTGCTTATGTCAATCCGTCAACGCGGGGCGTCGATTCTATAGATTTTTTCCTCAACTACACTCCTCCTGTGATCGCCAACCTAATGATGCCATACCTCGATGTTGAATTTAAATTAACTTCAACGTCAAGAGATTACCTCAATCTGCCAAGTCCCATGAGATTTCTCATGGGTAGCACTGCTGTCAACAATCTTAACGGTTATGACAAGATGCTTGCACAAGCTGATTACTCAGGTGAAGTCAAGGTAGAACAAAACGTTGATGGTGAGAAGACCACAACCACATTTCCTGCCTCAACGATGGGCATGGAGATGTTCTTGATGCCGCAGAGCCTCACCAACATGGAAGAGTTAGGTCCAAATGAAAATCGTTTGGTACGTGCGAAACCATTCTTGCCTTTCGCTTCGTTGCTTGGCCTGGACGTATCTGTGCAGAACGCAGGCGCCGGCGCGTTTGCCCATAAGAAAGCGACATTAAAATTCAAATTACACGATAAGTCTAGGATTGGTGAGATGGCCGAATTCATAAGAGGCCCATCAGGTTTCAACCAGGCCGTCGTTTGGACGACATACGGTTGGGTCGCACCTCTTAACATGGGCCCCAATGAAGAGTACAGCAAGTTTATTAACAACAACATGTTGATGCGTGAGTGCTGGTCAGTCGTCAATTCTCAGTTTTCATTCGATTCCTCAGGACAGGTGTCGTTCAACTTGGAACTCGTCAGCAAGGCTGCAAAAGCATTGATGGACGTCACGGTGTCACACGCCGACTCCAATCTCTTGCAGTTTCACAAAGTGATACAGTCGATATCTGCGATATCCAGCAAGATACTTGGTGAGAATAAATTCGCGATTAACGTGACTTCAGAACAAATATTGAACTCTGCCGCCTCTAACGGTATGATATCAAACATTGAGAACGTCAAACAGAGCGTCACCAACCTCATCAGCAGTCTAGGAAACAGTGCGCTTCCAAGAGATGACATAAACAAACTCAATGAGAGTCTGAATTCTCTTGTTGGCAACAGCAAATATAACGTCGCCAACGTCAACAAGATGATCGGCAATTCTGTCCATGGAGAATTTGTCAGGCTAGGAACCACCCCGGATCCATTTCTTCCCACCGAAGAAAAAGATGAATATTTTGATTCAGACCTCATCAGTTCAATCAAACAATACAATTTGACCTCCAAAGAGCGACAGGCAGCGATAACTGCCGCCAAAGATTCTATTCCCATCAATATGAATGGCATTCCTGAGGTCGTCTCCTTCGGCAAGCTGTTTCTCAACTTTGCCGTGCCTGCGATAATGAAGACACAGTCATGTGATGAAGTTCAAGTGTTTTTCTACGGTCTCAATGGCGAATGTGGTCCTGCGTCTTACCACAGCGTCGCAGAGTTTCCCATTAACATGACGGCGTTGTCATATGCATATGCTGAGCTCCTGAAGAGCACCAATGTCGAGGCCCTAAGTCTTCAATCATTCTTGAAATTAATCATCGATACGAATTTCGCTGACATCAGAGGCATCGGTTTCGGCATGTCGAGTTATTACAAGCCTCTCGATCCAAATAAACCCGCCGAGGCAATCAGCTCAGAAACGGCAACGGCCGAAAGAGGAATGGTCGCTTGGCACGCGAAATACGGAGGTTTTAAGCCTCCCGTCATAGAGATGTTCGTGGAATCAGGTGAAGAAAATGAGGCTTTAAGAAGTACTGTTGAAAGCCTTAAGGCCGGAGCCACGCGTTTGCAACAACAAGAGAATGAAAAGATTGCAAAATCGCGTGGCGGTTCCAAGAAGATCATCAAGAGAATCCACATATACGATAAGCAGAATAATCCTTACAGGCTTGCGCAGCAGATAATAGACACAGGCAAGGATGGACCTCTTTCTGTCGGTGAGGTCAACAAAGGTTACGCGGAAGGTCGGCTCAATAAGATCTTGGAAGACGCAACACCGAAGCAATTGTTGCGTTTAAAACAGCTTCTTGAAAGTGAAAAGAAGTCATATAAGCAGGCGTTGGCACAACTGAAAAGAGAAGATCAGTCTGTCAAATACGGTGACAGCGACATTAACAATGTTGAAGTTGTCAATAGGCCTGAAGGCGACGAAATCGTCATACCCAAGAACAGGCAGTCGTTAAAGGCGGCGCTCATGAGATCACTTCCTTGTCTAACTGTGGGCACCAATGGAAGCATGATACTGTCGTCCAACGTCGCGTCCAAAACGGACGGCGTGATGGGTGCCATCAACATCATGAATGCCGGCAGAGGCAACAATCCGGGGCAGGCTGGTCCTCCATCCAATAACCTCGGTGATGCTGGTGGGCTACCCCTTAGAGTGTCACCCGTGCAGGTGACGATGACCACTATGGGGGTACCTACTGCCTCTTTGTATCAAACGTTCTTCATAGATTTCGACACTGGGACGTCTTTGGACAACATTTACAACTGTACGCAATTGCAACACTCCATATCCCCAGGTAAGTTCACGACGAACTGGACGTTCATGTACGCCAATGGCTATGGTAAGTTCAGCAATCCACCGACAGTTGAAGCTGTCGTGTCCGGACAGATGAAGACGATCCTTAATAATCAGTTGCAGAAGATCGAGGACAAAAAGAATGAAGCCACCGCGAAGGCTCAAAAAGAGGCCAATGAAACTCCTGAGGTAAAAAAATGAAAACTCTCAAGGTGTCACCTTGATGTAATGTCTTTCTCAGTGGTGTTATTATTGACCTGTGCACCGCTTCACAATCGACTCCTCGGTCCTAGGAACAACTAAACACATCGTCGGTGATGAAGACGGATATGTCTGGTCTGAATCCGTTCCGAAGGATTCATGGCACATGACAGGTGACATCAAGTCTGCATCGACTGTGAAGTGCCTTGACACGTTGTTGAAACTGTCTCATGTGACACCTCCATCAGTTCCTGAGAGATATGTTACTGCGCTGAAGACTCTCGTGACAGGGTCCACACCACCCTTTCCCTGGCGGTATGCCTTACCTCAGGAGGAGTTCAAGAATTACTTCAAAAATCTCGTTCAGACAACGACAGACTCATTTTCTGAATTGTCTTTTGATTATTACGAGACAGCCTGGGCAGCCGGAACACGTGTCCTTAATGCATTAAAGCCTGCGAAGATAGACACTAATTTATTTCAGGACTTTATCACAGCGTCACCGCAGTCGCCGGGACTTGAGAGCTTTAGACCGAAGCGAAGTGGATTTGCGTATCCTGTGGAGTACGACAGGTTCGCCACAAGAACAGGGCGGCTCACCGTCATCGATGGTCCAAACATTCTCGTCTTGAAGAAAGAATACAGGAAACTGATTCAATCTTCTTTTGAAGGTGGTGAGATCGTGTCCTTGGATTTTAAGGCCCTCGAGGCACGCATCGTTCTCGCTGAGTCAGGAAAATATTCTGAAGCCGAAGACCTATATGGAGACATCTCTACGACGCAATTCAAGGGAGTCATCCCACGTGACGTCGTTAAAGTCGCAGTCTTGGCCGAACTATACGGCGTCTCCAAGTCTACGTTGAAGTGGAAGTTAGGCTTGTCGGAAGAAAAGATCGATTCCTTCATCGATTCTATACGTGACTATTTTGGTGTGGAGGACCTTAAGACGAGGTTAAAAGACGACGTTTACGAGACAGGTCATGTGACCAACAGGTTTGGCCGCAAACTTCCACTTCAAAACAACCAAGACAATCTCCTTGTCAACACATATGCCCAATCGAGCGGCGTTGACGTCGCAATGATCGGATTCGATTCCGTCCTTAAGCGACTGGGAACTGACGGTATTCGTCCTCTCTTCGTCCTCCACGATGCGATCATTTTAGATGTACATCCCGACAGACTTAAAGATGTCACGACGTGTACAACTGTTGATGTAACTACATACCAGAAACCATTCCCACTGAAGTTTGAACATCTGAGCATTAAAGAATAGGATCATTGCATGGAACTCACACCGGAACAGATTGCAGAGAACTTTGACAAGTATCGTGGCTTCATGGAGAAGCTTGGGGACAGGGCCGAACCGGCGTTGGCTCTTGTAGATCACCTTGGAGAAAGATTGGCCTTGTGTCCTGCTTCGGGACGTAAGGATTATCACCATGCCATTCCTGGTGGTCTCGTCGACCATTCTCTGCGTGTTCTCGGCAATGCCATGCGTCTCATCAAGGCTTTCAACTGGGATATTCCAAAGGATTCCCTAATCATCGCCTGTCTTCTTCACGACCTCGGTAAGGTCGGCGATCATGAGAAGGATTACTACATTCCTCAAGATTCCAACTGGCACATCGAGAAGCTTGGTGAGATGTATAAGCACAACAAGGACATTCAGTATATGACTGTTCCGGACAGAGGTGTGTGGTTATGCCAGCATTTTGGACTTAAACTGACTCAACCCGAGTGGCTTGCTATTAAGCTCAATGATGGCCAGTATGCTGATGAGAATGCTCCTTATAAGATGAAGGAACCTTCGCTTGTGGATGTCGTCCACATTGCAGACTATATCTCCACAAAACAAGAGAAGAATCTGTGACTCCTGAATACTTATCCGCATGAGCGCTTTACTGAGACAGTACATCGAAGCAGTCCTTTCCGAGGTCACTGACTATCGTGTACCCAATCAGTTGGTTTCCAAGAACGGACCAAAGAAGCAAAACGACAATAAGTCGGATAAGAAGGATTCGGAAGAGGAGAAGGACGATATGGACGAGATGAGCGTCGCAGCCAATATTGCAGGTTACACAGCACCTCTTGGTGCTTCTTCAGCTGACGTTGGAGCAAATCCGACGAAGCCTGGTCAAAAGTTGAAGAAGAGCAAGAAGGATTTTGTCCGCTGGAAGTGAACTCTGTTGGTGCGAGACAATTGAAAAGTCCGTCACCTTTGTGATAGGTTGAGGATTCGAATAGAGACGACGTTTTTACTACGTGGTGTAGTTTCGTCGTCGACAGACGAAATAAGGAAAAGGAAAAGGAATAAAATCATGGCAATCGATCTTGAAGCAATTAAGCGTCGTGTGGCAGAACTCAGTGGTGTCAAGAAGACCTCGTCGATCCAAATGTGGAAACCAGGTCTCGGGGAACATAAGGTCCGTTGCCTCCCATGGAAGAACACAGTTGATGGTCAACCGTTCGCCGAGAGATGGTTCTACTATATCGGCGAGAACACTGGCATCCTGACTCCAAAGCAGTTTGGTAAGCAAGATCCCATCGACGATCTCATTCGTAAGCTATACAGCAGTGGGAAGCCGGAGGATCGAGTTCTCGCCAAGAAGCTCGCGCCGAAGATGCGCTGCTATGCTCCTGTCATCGTTCGCGGTGAGGAGGACAAGGGCGTTCAGGTCTGGGCATTCGGCAAGCTCGTCTATCAGCGAATGCTTGGATTCTTCCTTGATGAGGAGGTAGGTGACATCCTTTCTCCAACAGAGGGCTTCGACCTTAAGGTTACGATCTCGAAGCAACCAGGCAAGCAGTTTAATGATACGACCGTCGATCCTGCTAGGAAGTCAACGCCTCTTCATGCTGATGCTGCTACAGCCCAGAAGTGGCTCGACAACATTCCCAACATCGACGACATGTATCGACTCAAGTCGCCCCAAGAGATTGAGGCAGTTCTCAACAACTGGCTCAACGGTGGTGGCAGTGAACCTACCCAAGAAGGTGGTACCACTCGCGGTGCTGAGCCTGCAGATGAGCTAGAGAATCTTGTTGCTGAGGTGAAGTCTGCAGTTCCTGCAGACAAGAAGTCTACCAAGAAGGTAGATAAGGTGGAAGCCAAGAAGCAATCATTAGATGATGCCTTTGCAGATCTAATTGGTGAAGACTGATTAAAATGAAGGCGGGTGGTAGGAAAACTGCTGCCCGCCTTTCTTCTTGTTGATCTCTTTTATAAGGAAAAATAATGGCAAAGAAAGATAGAGAAACCGAAGGAGCACCTGTAAAAAAGTCTGAAGTTGATGACATGATGAAGGATCTCATCACGTCAATCAATAAGGAGTTTGGAACTCGTGTCGCCTACAACTTGTCTGAAATGGACGCACCTACGATTGTAAAACGCTGGATTGATACAGGTTCTATTCAGCTAAATTATGCAATTCGTAATGCATCACAAGGCGGTTATCCTGAAGGTAGAATTATTGAGATCAGCGGTCCACCTTCTTCAGGTAAGTCACATCTCGCCTATCACGCCGCAGCAGTTGCACAGAAGCTTGGTGGTCTCGTGGTCTATGTCGACACCGAAAACGCCACTCCTGTACAGAAGCTCGCTGATATGGGTATCGATGTCCGCAAGAGATTCGTCTATGTTGATACCCACTGCACAGAGGAAGTCTTCTCCATCATTGAATCCACAATCACGAAGGCGAAGCAGATCGTCGAGAAGAACGTTCCAATCGTTGTGATCTGGGACTCTGTGGCCGCAACATCACCCAAGGCCGAGCTTGACGGTGAGTATGAAGACAACTCTATCGGTCTTCAGGCTCGTGTCATCTCCAAGGGTATGCGTAAGATCACGGGTGTCATTGGACAGAACAACGTCACTCTCCTTTGCATCAATCAGATCCGCGAAAAGATCGGTGTGATGTACGGTGATCCAACCACCACACCTGGCGGTAAGGCAATTCCGTTCCATGCCTCCGTCAGAATCTCCCTGTCCAGCGGCAATCCCGTCAAGGACAAGGACAACAATGTCATTGGCATCCACGTCATCTGCACACTCAAGAAGAACAAGGTGGCACCCCCTTTCAAGAAGTGTGAGTTTGACATCATCTTTGGTAAGGGCATCGTCGAGCATGAATACATCTTCGATGAAGTGCGTACCTGGTGCAAGGAAAATGGCGGTGTCATCTTTGAGGGAAACAAGATCTCCATTACAGGTGACGGCGCCTGGAAGGAACTTACTGTCTCCTCTGAAAAGACAGGTGAAGTTCTCATCACCAAGAAGTTCTACAAGGCAGACTTTGGCGAAGTGATGAAGGACGAGAAGTACAAGAAGTATGTCGATGCCGTGATTGAAGCCGCGTTGACCATAAATCCAGGCACAATTGAACAGTTAATTGAAGAGGAGATAACGTCTGATGAGTGACATTGTCGTAGGTTATAAGAATCAGATTCCGCCAAGATATGCGACGCCTGGTTCCGCAGGTTGCGACCTCATTGCGAGTGAAGAAGTCACTTTACCACCTGGCAAGTGGGCGGCCGTCAACACTGGACTTTACTTGGAAATCCCCAAAGGCTATGTAGCCCTTGTCTGCCCACGTTCTGGTCTGGCCCTCAAGAATGCCATCTCTGTCCTCAATGCACCAGGTGTCATTGACTCTGATTATAGAGGTGAAGTTAAGGTGATTCTTGTCAATCATGATTCTCTTAGATACACAGTGAAGAAGGGTGATAGAATCGCTCAACTTGTCTTCACACCTGTCGTGCAGGTTGAAATGAAACCTATCGATCAACTCACGTCTACTGATCGTGGTGAGGGTGGATTCGGTAGCACTGGGAGATAACATGGAACAGGTCCTTTTAGTTCTACTCTCATTTGGTCTTGGCTATGCCTTAGGATCTCTTGACAATCTTCGAAAGGCGCTAAAAGGACCTGTTGAAGAACAATCTAACTCTTTTGTTTCTGGTGTGATTAATTCTCAGAGAGATCAAAAGACTCAAGTACGTAAGAAAGTCACAATTGATGAAACAAAGTATGTGACTGACATTTCAACAGAGGCCTTGGAATTAAAAGGTTCTTCCCTTGGTGTTGTGACACAGACTTCTGACAACATAACGACTGCAGCAAACAAGCTCGCTCAATTAAAGAAGATGAAAGGATAGTTATAGACATGGCTAAAGGTTTAGATGTCGGCACTTCATTCATCGTCCTCTCATCCGAGGGCGAGGGTGGAACCGTTGAGTACAAGGATTTCAGAGACGCTTTCTACGTGATCAAGCCCACCACTCCGATCGCATCAAAGATGATCGAGAAGGGCCTCGCCGGAAAAGTTTTCGTAAAAGACACAGATGGTTCCTACATCATCCTGGGCAAGGATGCCATTGAGAAAGCAGTGGAAAGGAACGACTCTGCGAAGCGACCCATGTATAGAGGAGTCGTGTCTTCCAAGGAGAAGGACGCTCGACGTGTCCTGTCGTACATACTTAAGGAAGTTGCTGGAAAGGCCACAAAGAAGGGCGAAAAGCTCGTCTTCTGTGTTCCTGCACAACCAGTCGATCAGGAAGACGATGATTTTGATGTTGGCTACCATGAGGACGTCGTCAAGAAGGTCCTCGAAGAATGTGGTTATGAAGCTCGGGCGATCAACGAAGCGGAAGCGCTATGTTACTCGGAGCTTGCGGACGATGACTATACCGGTGTTGCCTTGTCTTGGGGCGCGGGTATGGTTAACGTTTGTGTCATGCTAAACGGCGAGCCTGTCGTCAAGTTCTCCACAACGAAGTCTGGTGACTGGGTTGATCGCATGGCAGCAGTTGCCACCGGTGAGACAGATTCGATCGTCCAGGCCGAAAAGGAACAGGGCGATTTCACCATTGGCAAACCCAATGATAATCAGGTTCTCGCTGCAGTCGCCACCTATTACGATCGTCTCATTGATTACACCACCAAGCAACTCGCAGTGGCGATGGATGGACACAAGTCACTTCCAAAGTTTAAGGATCCACTTCCTGTCGTAGTGGCAGGTGGCACCACAAAAGCCAAGGGATTTGTAAAGCATTTTGAGATGAAGCTCGTTGAAAACGACTTCCCATTGCGTGTTAAGGAAGTGCGCCACGCCGCCGATCCTCTTCACGCCGTCGCTAGGGGTTGTCTCATCGCATCGCAGATTCTCTGATGGACGCTAACGTAACGTGGAACGTTTCTGAAGACACTGCAAGTCTTTTGGAAGCGATTTCTAAATGTAAGAAGGAGTTGACCAAACTTTGCTTCGCAAAGTTTGGGTCAGCAAAAATCTCTGAGTATAAAGTCTTTGCACCGCAAAAAGTATGTGAATTACTTTTATTAGCAGATGGTAACACCCTCATCAAAGGCAAAGAATTTGACTCATACTGCCACAAGGCACTCACTGACTTTGAGCAATTCAGACTCTTCAAGACGAAGATGTTTGGCGATTCAATTTTAAGGATTGAAGCCAAATTTGATGTTGGTGAAGGTATATGCAAGCATTGGTATGGCGACGTAACTTTAGCTTGAGCTGTTAACAACAGATCTTACTGACTGTTCTATGCCAACCTCTCTAATGTCTTGCTCCCATATAACTGCAGTCTTGTACCCAAGCTTGACTGCAGTTTCTAATTTCTTTTCGTCTTCTCTCCAAAGATCTGACGCAAAAATATTTCTTGAAGCATCAAAGAAACACGCTTCATACAAGTCAGGATTGAGATGCCAATAATCTCCATTCACTTCTATGACGAGATTTAGCTCAGGAACATAGATGTCATATACGTAAGTTCTCTCATGTGTGGCAGGATGACTATGAACTGTTCCCGGGAACAGTCGAAGAAATTCTTCAAAAATGGAAATTTCAATCTTACTTCGCCAGAGGCCATTGTTTCCGTAGCCAAATTTTCCGTTCTTCCACGCTTGAGAAGTAGCTTTGCTGAGTTTTTCTCTTGTGTCAGAAGAATGATTCTTGCCTTTCATCGGGCTTTGTCCACCCCGCTCGAAATACTTTTTTCTTGCTTCACTGAGCTTTGTTTTTGTTTCTTCTGAGAACTGCTTTCCACGATTTGGACTGTTCTTTAACATCCATTCAGACTGCTCTTTGCTTCTTCTTTCATAGAATCCGTTTCTCGTTGCAGTCTCAACTGCTTTCTTTCTTGATTCTGCAATTTTCTCAGGTGTAAGTGTGCCTCTTTCTATTCGAGTCTTTGTAGATTCAGAAATTTTTTTCTTCGTTTCTTCAGACAGGATTTTCCCTTTTTGAGATTCACTTATTTTTCTGTTCCATTCAGGTGTGCGATTCTGTTTTTTTCCAATGTTTTTTAAGCATCTTATTTTTCCTCTTTCAGCCATGATTTTCTTTGCACATTCTTTGTATTCATGCTGTAATCCTTCCTTTAAGAGACGCGTTATTTTATTTCTTCCAAATCCATACAACTTCATGAGATCTGGTATGCTATGAGATCCTGATTTAAAAAGAGCACACATTTCCTGTAGTACATTGTCGTTCATACCAATAAGTATTGGGGTAAGCTGTAAAAGAACTAAGATACATGAATAGACCTATTTTTATTGTGGATGGTATGAATCTCTTTTTGCGAAGTTTCAGTGCTTATCCAACAATGTCCTCACACGGATATCAAATGGGAGGCTGCGTAGGATTTCTAAAATCGCTTCAGCGCCTGTGCAGAGAATTTCAACCTTCTAAAGTGTATATCACATGGGAAGGAGGAGGTTCTCAGCGCAGGCGTAAATTATATTCTGAATATAAGGCCAATAGAAAACCTGGTAAGCTTAATCGCTTTTATGGTGACGATATTCCTGACACTGAAGAGAACAAGCAACATCAGCTTGTTACGCTCATTGGTATTTTAAAGAATGTGCCTGTCTGTCAAGTTTATGTTTCTGACTGTGAGGGAGATGATATCGTAGCGTTCCTCGTGAGAGGTCCTTTCAGAAACAAAGACGTCATCATCGTTTCTGCCGATAAAGACATGTACCAACTTCTTGGGCCAAAAGTCAAGATATACTCTCTGTATAGAAAGAAATTCATCACAGACGCCGATCTGTTTGAAGAATTTCGAATCAAGTCGCACAATTTCGCCTTGGCGAAATGTCTCTGTGGCGACGACTCTGACAACATCCCCGGTGTTCAGGGTCTAGGTTTCAAGACAGTTGCGAAGAAGTTTCCAATGTTGGCATCCGATGAAACTATAATTCTTCAAGACCTTCTGAGTTACGCTCACACACAGAAAGGCACCCTATACAAGAGGGTGGCAGAAAACGCAGATATCGTTAATAGAAATTGGCAATTGGTCCATTTGGACGGAAGCATGCTCTCAGCGGACCAGACGATCCGCGTGAATCACATGGTAGATACATTTGCTCCATCTGTCAATAAGATGACATTCATTAAGTTGCTGCTTAAAGAAGGAATCAACGACTTTGACCATGAGGGTTTTTTCTATGACCTCTCATGTGTTGATGGTTTGAGATTCGCTTCGGGGAATCAATGATGCAAGACAACGAAAACAGAGTCAACAACGTCTCCTTCGGTCAATTTGGCAAATCGTTCCAGGAGAAATTATGCCAAGCCTTGCTCGTGGATGGTAAGTTCGCAGAACAAATGATGGAGGTCGTCGATATCTCATATTTTGAGGTCAACTACCTCAAGTTTTTGGCCGACAGGTATTTCGCATATTCGCGAAAATACAAGGTATTTCCTACCCTTCAATTATTGGTCACAATTATTAAGGATGACCTGAAGACAGGAACAGACCTAATTCTGAGGGACCAAATCATTGATTACCTTCAACGTATGAAGGCCAATCCAGATGCAGGTGATCTCATCTATGTCAAAGAAAAGTCTTTAGAATTCTGTAGGAAACAGGCTCTTAAGAAGGCACTTGAGTCTGCAGTTGACCAGATGCAGGCCAACAAATATGAGTCGATCGTTGAAACGATCAAGAAGGCTGTGCAAGTTGGAACTGCCCCCTCAGTTGGTCACGACTTCTTCAACGAGATGGATGCGAGATTCACGAAGCTGAAGCGTGACACAATTCCAACACGCATTCCGGAACTCGACAAGAAAGAGATTCTTAATGGTGGTAGTGGTAAGGGTGAGCTCCTCTGTGTGGTAGGTGCCTCGGGTTCCGGTAAGTCACACTGGCTTACGATGATCGGTGCCAACGCGCTGCGTGAAGGTAAGAATGTCCTTCACTACACCTTTGAGCTTTCTGAAACTGCCGTCGGCATTCGTTACGACTCCAATCTCTGTGACATGGATTCCAATGAAGTCATGGATCGTAAGGATGAAGTCATTAAGAATTATGAAGAAATGAAGCTCGGTCGTCTCTTCATCAAGGAGTATCCAACAAACACCGCATCTGTCTATACTGTCAAGTCACACATCGAACGACTTGACCTCAAGGGCTTTAAACCAGACATTGTCATCATCGATTATGCTGACATCATGCGGTCTTCAAGGCAATTTGACTCTCTGCGTCATGAACTCAAGCTTGTATATGAAGAGCTTCGTGGACTCGCAATGGAGATTGGAGTACCAATCTGGACCGCATCACAATCCAATAAGGATGGGGCGAACAGTGAAGTCATTGACATGACGAACATGTCTGAGGCGTATGGCAAGGCCATGATCTGTGACGTCATTGTGTC